ACAGATATTTTTTTCCCTCCATGTAGCATTTCCAATTCAGCTGTATCCATTATGTTCTATAGTATTGTACAATTTTTATATATTAAATTATACAATTTTATATAATAAAAGTAAACAGCCTAAAATAAAATATAGCAAAAATATAATGGAATCTACACTGGAGGCATTAAAAGTGAAACCTATTCCAAGAACGAAACAAAATATAACCGTAAAAATAAAACCTACGTCTGAAGACACAGATGAACTTCAGGAAGTAGATTTGTCAACATTGCTGGAACGAAATCCTGATTTTATTATTCATGACAAAAGTAATGAAACCAATGATTTTGACGAAGAATTATTCATGAGAGAGATAAACGAGATGAAGGGAATTCATCAAAACGTGCCAAAATTACCTCTAGAAGAGAGTGAAGATGACGTAGATGTAGAATCAATAAATATAGAAGAACTCGATACCATACCTGTTAAAAGAAAAGGAAGAAAGAAGCTTGTAGATGTTTCACAACCAGCGGTTACGGAAATAGCCACATATGACGTTGGTGAGGAAATTAGGCAACGACTTCCAAAACAAAAAGATGTTGTTCTCATCAAAAAGCCAGCTTATTACATGAACAATCGTCAGTTTTTCACCACATTTGTGAATTCTCTATTTGCAGACTACAGGAAAGAGGTAATGAATGCAGGTACCTCCGTAGTTTGTGATAAAAAAACGAAAGGAGTGGTAACGAAGAATAAAGATGGATCACTGCAGAGTTCTAAATCGTTTTCTCTATTGACACATCAGAAAATCATACTAGATTACTTGAATGTTTATACACCCTATCGTGGATTACTTTTATATCATGGACTTGGTTCGGGTAAAACATGCTCATCAATTGCTATATCCGAAAGTTATATTCGCGCTGCATCTACAGTGGCATTCGCTGAGGGTATTATGCAATCGAAGAAAGTGATTGTCATGACCCCTGCATCTCTTCGCGTGAATTACTTTGAAGAATTAAAGAAGTGCGGAAATCCTATATATCAGAAAAAACAATATTGGGAATTCGTGCCGTTGTCAGCCGAATTTTCCAAGGATGCTCTGTCGCAAATATTACAACTTCCGGTTAATTATATAGAAAGTGCCAAAGGTGCATGGATGGTAGATGTGAACAAGGAAGCAAATTACGAAAAACTTTCACCAACCCAAAAACAAGAATTAGATAAGCAATTGAATGAAATGATACACTATAAATATCAGTTTATCAATTACAACGGCATTCAAAAAAAACACATAAATCAACTTACAAAAAACAATACGATCAATCCCTTTGACAATAAAGTGGTTATAATAGATGAAGCGCATAACTTCATCAGTCGTGTAGTAAACAAGATTGAACGGGTGAAAGATATGACACAGTTCACTTCTACTACTTTGTACCATAACCTTATGAAGGCAAGTAACGCAAAAATAGTATTACTGAGTGGTACACCTATTATCAACTATCCAAATGAGATAGCTATTCTATATAATATTTTGCGTGGGTATATAAAAACTATTCACATCCCCATTAGCACAGGACAAAGAAAGTATACAGATGAATTTTTCAGGAAAATGTTCTCAAAGCACCAACTGGTTGATTATTTGGAGTATAAATCAGGTGTGCTTCAAATAACTAGAAGTCCGTTCGGATTTGTCAATAAATTTTATGGTTTGTCGTACAAGGGCGTTCGTTACAACGATAAAGAAGAAACATCGGATCATCAATTTATAGCGAACATACTGGAAATATTGAAGAAAAACAATCTTTCATATAAAAATGATAACATTAAGTGGGTGAATTCAAAAGCTCTCCCAGATAGATTGGAGGATTTTCAAGAATTATTCTTTGATTCTAATACAGGTAATATGAAGAACGAAAATCTATTCAAACGAAGAATTCTCGGGTTGACGTCTTATTTCAAAAGTGCACAAGAGAACTTGATGCCAAAATATGATGTATTGAAAGATACACACATCACCTATATTCCAATGAGTGATTATCAATTTGTGAAATATCAAGAAGTTCGTTTACTAGAACGTACAAATGAAAATAAAAACAAGAAGAGGAAAATGTCGCGTCCAAAAAATCAGGAAATGTATGAAGAAACAGTTTCAACCTATCGTATATTTTCGCGCGCGTTTTGTAATTTTGTTTTCCCCGATCCTCCTGGAAGACCAATGCCGACAGAGACACTTGAAGATTCCGTGAAGGCTATTGGAGATGAAGACAATATTGATGCCGTATCCAAAACCGAAAAACAAGAAAACATAGATGGGCTGATCCCTGATGATGATGAAGAAAATAATTTTGATGTTGAATCTTATGCAGTCAGGGTAAAAAGTGCCATGAAACGCCTTGATAAAGATAAAAGTAACTATCTGGTTGGAGACAACTTGAGTATTTTTAGTCCAAAATTTGCCAGTATCTTGGAGAATATAGATACTTTAGAAGGCCTGCATCTGTTATACAGTCAATTTAGAACAATAGAAGGGATCGGTGTATTTTCCTTGGTTTTAGAAGCGAACGGATACGTACAGTTTCGTATAAAAAAGAATAATTCCCAACAGTGGGTACTTGATACCTCCGTGGAAAACATAAAGAAGGGTAAAAGTTTCGTTTTATACACCGGAACGGAGACAGCTGAAGAGAAGGAGATTGTTCGTAATATTTACAACGGAGCATGGGAATATTTACCACTCACACTAACAGAACAATTGAAAGAGATACATGAAAACAATATCAATGGCGAAATTATAAAACTCTTTATGATTACAGCATCTGGAGCCGAAGGAATAAGTTTAATGAATACGAAATATATACACATAACGGAACCTTATTGGCACCCTGTGAGGACTGAGCAGGTAATTGGTAGAGCAAGACGTATTTGTAGTCATGTGGATCTACCAGAAGAGAAGAGAAACATTAAGGTATTCTATTATCTTATGCGTTTTAAAGACGAGCAAATTGAGAAGAAAATGAATGTGGATATACGCAACAATGATGTTAGTAAAATAGACAAGACAAACTTGCGCCCCATGACTAGTGATGAAACACTATACGAAACATCTAAAAGAAAAGAAAACATTACGTCTCAAATTTTGAAAGCGATTAAAGAGGCAGCTATTGATTGTTCTGTACATTCAACGTCTTCATCTGGAGAAATGTTGGAATGCTATTCGTTTGGAAATAATATAGATTCTTCTTCCTTTTCATACAGACCGAACATTAAAGACGAAAGTAAAGACAGCAAACAAGATAAATTGAATGAAGTAAAAGAGGATTGGGCTGCCAAAAAGGTAAATATTGATGGAATTGATTACGCGATCAGACTAGATAATAAAGGGAAAGAAACCGATATGGCGTATGATTTAGATAGTTTCTTACAAGCACAACAAAATCCAAATATCAAGATATTGCTTGTTGGGAAAATTATAGAAAAAGAAGGAAAACGGTATATAGATACAAATGTATAATGCGTACTGAGACGCAACTTAAATATATTGTATTAAAAATATGCTATATTTAATAAATTGGTCTCTTCAAATAATTTGTGATTAATCCACGAGCAAGTAAAAAAATTACCAGCTTAAATAATGTTTACAAAAAATATATGTCAAATAATCTTACCCCCGGATTGGAATATTCGGTTTATTTCGGATATTTTGATAATGATGTGGAATATTTTGATAGAGAAGATACAGCACTTGTGGTTATTGGAATTGTTGATAGTGAAGGCAGACAAACTGGGTTTACAACTGATGGTACGAATATTGATACTTTGACGAATGGTATGTTTCGTGGAGGTCCAAATAGATCGGCACAATGGATAGGTTATTTCACAGCTCATAAAAGCGGTCCTCATAAATTTCATATATCTTCGTACGAGTCTTCTCTTTTGTGGATAGGTAAAAAAAACGAATCTTCTGTCGATCCATTAGATGAACCACTCATTATAAATAATAACAAGACATTACAATTGAATAAGCGTGTAATGTGTCATCCACATGATCATATTTCCACTTCAAGTGGGGAAATTATATTGGAAAAATTTGCGACATATCCTATACGTATGCAATATGGATTCAGGGAAAAATACAGTATGAGGAAAATGAGTTTATGTTTTCAAGAACCTTACACAACTGAATTGATCTATAATTTTGATGGATATGTAAATTTCAATGATGAAGTGAAACAAAGTATTATTGCCAGTGAGGAAGCTGCTAAAATTGGTATGCCTGTAGAAATTTTGGACGAACAAAGAATTATCGATACTATCAATTATCTAGAAGTGCAAGATAATGTTGTCGCAAATTATCAAGACGGAGAGTTGTGGTTGAATGGTAAAGTAGTAGAAAAAAATGGCGATGGGTCATTTAATGTGCAGTTTGATGATAATCTTGAGCTTTCTGATGCAAATGGTGTAGTGGAAAACAACATACCTCGTTTCAGGATAAGAAAAGTGCATGAAAATATAATGCCGGCCATAGTTTCAATAGGATGGTATTTCATATCCTCGCCCAAATCACAAACATTTGAAGAATATGTTCTATCACATACCCAACCCGCTTATGCTAAGGCTACATTATACAACATCGGGTATTTTTTATCAGACAGTTGGTCTCACTCTAATTATTTTAAAGATGCTGAATGGGATACAACTAGCACTTTGCGCACTATGATGAGTCCTCATATTGGATATTGGATATACATCACCAAATTTGAAGTTGGGGAAATGTATGTTCCTATCTCCTAGAAATAAGTTTGTTAAAATCAATATTAAATAGAAGATACAATACAGTTGTATAATGGATTCAAGTGGTATTTTAGGGGGTAGAAATCCTTTTTTGTCAACGCAGTATTTGCCTTTGTTTCAACAAATAGATGTAGAGAAGTTCGGATATAAAACTATACGAATGCAAATAGATGAGCAACGCGAAGCGTATATATCATTCGAGAAAAATCTTACTGAAGATCGCGAGTATACTTTTGCTGAGATATTTGATAAACTGGACATTATAGAGAATCCCTTGTCAAGTACATATGGAGTTATTAGTCATTTGTCTAGTGTATGTGATTCTAAATCGTTACGTGACATTAAAGATACTTTTCGAAGTGAACTTGTTGATCTGGGAAAAATGACCAGTCAGTCTATTATTCTCTATAACGCTCTTTTGAAAATAAAAAATACAACTCCTCATGAACAGAGAGCACTGGATCTCAGTATTCAGGCTATGGAACGTGGAGGAGTAAATTTACCTGACGAAGAAAAATCAAAACTCACCAAACTGGATAAAACTGTATCCGAACTAACAAATAAACTAAACGAAAATGTTCTTGACTCAACAAAGGCTTACAAATTGATTATGACCGATAAAGATATTATGATGAATACACCATTATGGTGTCGAGAATTGTGGTGTCCTGAGACACCTGACGACGGACCATGGACCATCACACTAAGTGGTCCTTCTATCATGGCTGCGTTGAGATATATTCCCGATAGTAACACACGTAAGACATTATATCTGAATTATATTCGTCGAGCAGAAAACAACGAGGAAATCATTCAATCATTACTTAGTCTTAAAACAGAGAGAGCGAATATACTAGGGTTCGACACCTTTACTAAGCTCTCATTATCCTCAAAAATGGCATCTACAGAGGATGAAATTATTCAATTATTGGATGAGCTACAAGAAGTCTCTCTACCTAAAGCAATTGAAGAAAATAAGGAAATCAAAGAATACGCAAAACTAAAACAGGATGGTAAAGACCTAGAACCTTGGGATGTTGCATTTTGGTCTGAACGTATGCAAGAAGAGAAATTTCAGTTGAAAGAAGAAGACACGAAGCCATACCTTCCTTTGGACAACGTATTGAAAGAATTGTTTTCCATAGCTAATCGTCTTTTTGGAATAACTATTAAGGAGCGCGAGGCAAAAGTGGAAGTATGGCATCCCTCTGTGCGTTTTTTTGATGTCTATGATGGACATGACGAAACCTGCGAAATTATTGCGGGATTTTATCTCGATCCATATGCACGCGAAGAAACAAAACAATCTGGTGCGTGGATGAATTCATGTGTCGATAAAAATCGAGCATTGAACCATTTTGTACCCATTGCTTATTTAATTTGTAACGGGACACCTCCATCTAAGGATAAGCCATCATTGATGACCTTTTCAGAGGTGGAAACCCTATTTCACGAATTTGGTCACGGTCTTCAGCATATGTTAACAAAAGTGGACGTGAGCGGAATTTCAGGTATTGATGGTATCGAATGGGATGCTGTAGAGTTACCCAGTCAATTTATGGAAAACTGGTGTTATGATAGACAAACACTAGATAATATGGCGATTCACTATATTACGGGTGAAAAATTACCCGACACAATGTATGACAGTCTTTTAGAAAAGAAAAATTTCGGTGCCGGAATGGCTATGATGAGGCAAATATCTTTCGCTAAATTGGACCTCTATTTGTATTCGAATTGGAAACAAATAAAAGAAGAGGGAAAATCTATCTGGGATATACAAAAAAATATATTTACTGAGTGTTGTCCTTATAAACGGTATTTAGACGAAGACAAGTTTTTGTGTGCATTTCAACATATCTTCTCTGGATATAGCGCTGGATACTATAGCTATAAATGGGCCGAAATTATGTCCGCGGATAGCTTTGCGGCATTTGAGGAAGAACCTAAAAATCAACACGATATAGGTCGACGATTTAGAAACACAGTGCTTTCAAATGGTGGGTCAAAACCTGCTATGGATACGTTTGTTGCTTTTCGAGGACGCACACCTTCAGTAAAGGCACTACTTAGACACAACAAATTAGTTTAATATAATGCAAGTGTCCACTCGAAAATATCCCATATGTAAAAATGAATTATAGCAGTTATTACATAAAATATCAAAGTAAAATGATCTGTCTTTATCAGACTTATATAAATAAAAATCATCTTCGAATATCGATTTATATTTTTTCATCCGTACATCTATTGAATAGTCAAAAAAGTATTTTTTTTTATTACATTTATCGCACGTGGATATGACATAAGGGAGAATTTCATAGGTATACAATTCTGTAGGTAATGAGAGTATCCACTTATCCATATATATTACGAGTGTATTTAATCCTTTGAAAAATATTTCTCTCTACATTTAAATATTTCATCATCAGAAATACTACCCTTTTTAAATAATTCCCAGTTATTCTTCATTAACATATTCGTGAGGAAGAAAATTACATAAATCCCACATTCGGTATTTTCCTGTTGATGCTCTGTAGGATAATTCGCGGACAAAGTAAACTTCATATCATGATCCTTTCCCTGTGACTTGATCACATCAGCAAGAGCCCGTATTTTTTTTGGTATGATGTCACCATTACTATCAAAATAGTAGATTTTCGCATTTAATATATCAACAAATAATGCCACCCAATGCGACCCTCCTTCTGTATGATTGTCTAAATTAAAAACCATACCAATTTTCATATGTGCGTTGGGTTCATGGTATATATACTTCTTTAAATCAAAAAACTTGAGTTCAGGCCACACCCAATCATTTTCAAGCTTATTACAAGCATCATAATCAATGGGCGTTGGGCCTATGAATATAAAATTAGGGTAGGCTTCTTCGTACTGTTTCATAGCTCTAGATATGTCTAAATCACTTAACCATGCTCTAGGTTTTTTTCCCCAGTGTAATGGCATACTAGGAACGAATGATTCATCAAATATATTGGCATGTGCATTCATATCATGTACTATTTTTCGAAGCCAGCATTTTTCGTTCTCACATAAATTTTCTTTCATATATATATTCAATTCTTCCCAAATTTGCCTATCATCTTTTGACTTGATCATATTATTTGGATGCCTTGCATTCCAGTGATCTTTGAGTATATGTAAATTTTCTGATGTAAAACACGTATATTTATCTGCATGTAAATTTGCATGAGGACTACAAATATCTTGTTTTTTCATATTATATATATATATATGAAAAAAGAACTCAACTAAACAACTTCGTCTTACTAAAACTAGTTTCTCTGTTCTCGCGTAGAGTTCCTAAATGCAAATCGATCTTTATTAGGAGCGCATGAACTGCTAGAAAAACTAGGGATTTCAAATAACAGGTCGTGGTTCCCTTTTTGGGGAGTGTAGGATACATTCAATTTATACATGTCACTGCTTTCTTTGGCTATATATTTATTCAAATTAGTATCATTATTAGTTATGTTAACGTTACGAAGTTCAGTCTCGTAATTGATTGCACGATTGTAGATATCGGCTTTCGTATTTGCATTTACATTTCCTTCATTCTTGAATTCTTTATAACCTTGTCCCCTCTTGTACACATGGTCGTCATATTTTACGGGTGATGAATGATAAGAAATTGACATGTCATTATTGGATGGAACCACATTGTATTGAAACTGTGTATTGAATCTTTGAGCATCATCCTCTATATTACATATGTATACAGTATTAGATCTAAAGTTAGACATAATATTATATAGTTAGATAAAATATTTCATTTAATTTTTACACATTCCGTACAACAATCTGTTTTGGATATACACAAAAACGGGACCAATAAGAGCATATGTCCAGGTTAAAGGCTTGAACGATTTTTTACCACCGTATAAGAGTTCGGATATGATTCCTACAGAGGTAAGGAAAATCATAATCAAAGCAACAACCGAGAAAAGTAAGAAAAGGTTGCAGTAAGATTTGTCAAGAGGACCAAAAAGGTTATCGTGAAGGTCATCCATAGTCATAGTCATTTATATATTATAACGAGTAAAAATATTTTTCCTAAAGGTTTTATATTGGGTTATATTATATGAAACGACACGAATATCTCTATTTTTTCATGCTATATTTTCTACATTTATTGTATTTCTTGTTATTTGCAGGGTTTGAAATATACGAACTTTCTGAATACATTGATGTGTTGAATTTTTATTTTCGAATGTATATATGTTTATTTTTGATTGTGAGATTTAACCCCTTTCGAAAATTTCATAACTTTAGTGAATTTGATCGACAAGTTGTCTTTACCTCTGCTCTTATGATTCTTACAACTTTAGGGGTCACACAGATTCGTGAATACATCCAAGAATCCACCGATTTAATTCAAAAGGACTTCACTAAATACGATCCCGTTTAAAATTTCAGATGATATTTAGAAAAAAATAATATTTGACTATTGTATAATGGCTATGCAAACTCGTTCAATTAAAAGAAAGTCTATGAAAGCTTCCAAAACCAAGTCCGCCGTGCGCACTTACAGAAAGCGCGTCAGTGCTTCCAGATGTCGCAAGGCTAGATCTTGTCGTACAGTTAAAGGTTGCAAGAAGACTGCAGCTGGTAAGAGAAAGTCTTACTGCCGTAAATCTAAGAATACCCGTCGCAAGTAAATCAATTTATTAATCAATAATATTACGTAGGTATTGAAAAATTAAAAATGACTTGCGGTCTTGCAGGTGGTAAAAAGTCTAAAAAGAGAAAACTTACTAGTTCAAAAAACAAGAAGCGTAAAGGTATCACCATCAAAAGAGGCAAAAGAAAGAGTAGACGTAGTAGAAAATAAATAGATCATATGATATGATATTTAATGAAAATTTATCATATCAATATTATATTTTGTAGCAATGAAAAAATACATTCCTATTATTTTTTACCAACACAAATTTATTACAAACTAAATTTCTCTTTGAACTCCTCTATTTCATAAATAGGAATATCCATACTTCTAGCTTTATTTAGTTTGCTTCCGTCGTCATCTTTCGATTTTGATATTACAGCAAATGTACTCTTTGATACAGATGAGGCCAACTTCACATCGAATTTATTTTCCAATAGCTGCATCAAATTCTTTTCACGAATTCCTGTAAACACAATTGCCTTACTGTATAGAGGATGCTTTGTATCATATGTGTTTGATACCACTTTGTTTTCCTCTTGTAATTTATACTGCAATCCTGTTTCTCCTAGAAACTTATTGAAATTGTGAATTTTTTCTACAAAGTGTTGCGCAGATTTTTTTGCCATCCCTTTTACATCTTTTAAAGTGTTTATCTTTTCCTCTTCGGATAACTGAGAAGTTAATATATCAGGAACAGCTTTCATAATTAATTTGATTTTTCTGTCTCCAAAACCATGTCCAAATATATTTGATGAAGACATTATTGTTTCTATACTACTCACTTTTAATCTAGAATGTATACTGTCATGTATCTTTGTAGCCAGCTTTTCTTTAAACCCCTCTACTGTTAAGAAGTCTTCCTTGCTCATGGAAATAATCTTTGCTACTGAATTGTATCCACTATCAATTATTCTTGATACATTTCCTGTGCTGAGACCGTCTACTTCAATACCCGTGAAGAACCCTGTAATATTCTTATTCAACATGTCCTTGTTATCAGACTTGTTCACTAAGAGAATATCCACATTCGTTTCATTCCATACATATTCTTCATCTGGCATTTTCACGACTTCAGCAGGTACTATTGTATCCATAATATACGGTATGACATCACCGCTTCGAATGATTTTAATCACCGCACCGACACCTAATTTCTTGGCAACCACAGTGGATGCATTATGAGCAGTAGCATATTGGATTGTAGCACCGCCTAACACAACCGGCTCTATCTGCACTTTTGGCTTCAAATAGCCATCTTTACTTGCTTTCCAAATAACATCCACCACTTTCGCTTCAGCCATTTGTTCAGACAATACCATTTTGAAGGCAAATGAATGGTCAGGATTTTTATTCACACGATCATATATTTTATCGTTGGTGACGATGATCCCATCTGATTCAAATTTATATGTTTCACGCCAACTTACCAACATTTTGGATAACATCTCATTATCAACATTTGTTTGAATTTCGTTGATTACATTTGCCACATTGATATCCTCCAACATTTTCATCTGTTCTGAAGGAACTAATTCTGGCATGATGACCTCATAAGCTACAAATTCAATATCAGCAAATTTTTCCGCATCGACGGATTTCGAATTAATCATACCGGATACAAAATTACGAGGATTTGAAAATTTGGATGCATATTTATCATCGAATGTATGACGATTGATGATGAATTCGCCACGTATGACGATATCTTTCTTGTCGGGGAGACGTAAATAGGGGACCAAATAACTTATATCTTGTCCCACTTTACCATCTCCACGTGTATACAATTTTTTATCATCATTTTCGGTTGAATATAACCCACTCACTCCGTCTAGTTTTGCACTAATTACATATGGACCTGAATATTTTTGCTTCCATTTAACAATAGCATTCGTGTCTGGTTTTATCTTATCCATAGATCCCATATAATAGGGGAGTTTCACTTTATTTTTGTCTGCAACAATCGCGCCTATTTCCTTTACCATCTTATTGGAAGAATACGTAGTCTCCATATATTCTTTGACAATGTCATATTCACTATCAGTTAATACGGATACGTTATTAAAGAATGTCTGATTAGCTTCTTCAAGAACTTTTTCTAGTTCTGCTTCTTTTAACGTTTTTAAATATCTCATTCCTTTACTGCGAAAGTCATTCACAAACGTATCAAGTACAGACGATTTCATTGTACTTGTCCTAGATGATTTTCGTTCTGTTGCTTTTGGTGTTTTTGGATTTGAAGCAGCAGACTTTTGTTCTGGTTTTGCTTCTTTTGGAGATACTGATTTTGTTTCTTTTGTTTCTTTTGGAGATACTGGTTTTGCTTCTTTTGTTTCTTTTGGAGATACTGATTTTGTTTCTTTTGTTTCTTTTGGAGATACTGGTTTTGCTTCTTTTGTTTCTTTTGGAGATACTGATTTTGCTTCTTTTGTTTCTTTTGGAGATACTGATTTTGTTTCTTTTGTTTTTTTCATCGTCTTTTTCAAAGTTTTCAAATGTTTCATGATAACAGGACTACCATTTTTACTCACTACAGAGCGACCATCAACGCGTTCCTCCGGTTTTTTGTATTCCATTTGAAAGAACTCGAATATAGATTCTTCCGTTGGAAAGTCCATAAATGAAATTTGTTCACCTTTTGCTTTCTCGTGCATCTTTGAAATACCATGTTCGTTAAGAGTATATCCCATCTGCAATGCCTTATGACGCATTACGGTATTGAAACCCATACTTCCCGTGAAGTAAAGGACTGCAAACGCAAGTTCTTTGGACGGAGCATACAGGAAATCTACTCTTCTAGCAATATCATCCGGTAATTTTGTAATAGTCAAACTTTTTACCTTTCCTTTGGTAAGGAATTCCTTAATAATGCCTTCAGATTGAAACTTACTCAACAATTTTGAAAATACAGAAGCGTCATCATCTGTATGTGAAATGATGATGTCAATATCCCCAGAGGTTTTTGCACCACGACGATAACTTCCGACAATTTCAAAATTGATTTTATCATCGCCAAATTCTTTGATAGAATTTTCAAACACCGTTTTATATTCATCAATAATAGAGCGGGGAATTCTTTTATGTATATCCTCATAATATTGAAGACCTAATTTCTGGTTATCATTCAAAAGATCCAGATGATCTCTCAAATCATCAATTGTTTTCATATCCTTATCTATCAAGGATTGCGCTTTCTTCGGTCCTATACCGTGTATTTGAGTAAATATTTGCAGCGGATCTTTTCTCTCTCTTTCTAGTACACGAAGAGTTCCTGTTTCTTGTAGCTCTTTAAGTTTGGATAAAATTGTGTCACCTATGTTTGGTAAATCTTTCATTTCTGAATAATCAGTTATGTCATGCGGTTGAAGCAAAATAGTTTCCTCTGCCTTTTTATAAGCACGACCTCTGAAAGCCTCGCCTTTACGGAGGAATATATCATTTAACTCAGAAAGAGCAGAAACAAATATTTCATTCAATCTTTTATTTGCGACTGTTTCTAGTTTCTCACTTTTTCCGTCACTGGACATCTTTGATAAGCTCAATGGTGAATTTGTTTTTAATATTTTTTCGGATGATTTCTTTGAGTTCAGTTTTGAGTTCTGTTTCGAGTTCTGACTAGATTTTACAACCTTAGTAGAGTTCGTTATCGAGGGTGATTCGCTTGATCTTGTTTTCATACTTGATTTTCTTGTACTCCTACTGTTTGTATTCTTTTTAATCAATTTTTTTGTAGAAGACGAAATTTTTGGGCAATATGCATATGTTTTCAACGTACCTCTTTTACTGACACTAGTTGCGCAAATATTCCCTTTTTCCGTTTTGGCACAAGTATCATACTTATTTTTTTTATACTGAAATGGAAAAATGCACTCACCGACCAATACATTTTTGTTCTTTTCTACTTTTCCTTTATCATTGACATTTGTACCCTTCATTATATTACTATCATATAAATATAATGAACGTTTCCACTATAAAATTATTTCTTTTTTAATGGGTCGTAATCGCCTCAACAATTTGTAAGTATGATTTTTTCTTTTCCTAAATCTCATTTTTTTCTTACATGAGAAACCGAAATTTTTCAAATTCTTTCGCGTTATCACCGAGTTTCTGCATATACCAACGGCATCCTTATTGGCTTGTGCTTTACTCAACTTCATACTTATTCGGGTTCGTTTTGCTTCAGGTATAGTGTGCATTTTATTTTTACTTACTTTTTTAATACATCTACATAATTTCTTGGCCAATATATTTTCGGCCATTTTTTTTCTTGTATATTTATTTTTATGTATGGGATGTTTATAAAATCGCAGTATCTTTTTATAATCATTTTGTGATAATTTCCCAAACTCCATTATATAAAGTGAATATTTAAAAATAGAATTCAAAACGGCCAAAAAAAATTGTTTTTAGGTATATCTCAAAAAAATTATGATTGTTTAATATAATGACACGGAAATATAAACGAAATGGAAAAAATATAACATTGAAAAAAAAGAGAGGAGGTGGAATTCAAAGACAAACTCAAACTCAAACTCAAACTCAAACTCCTGAAGATTTAACATTAATATTAAGAAGTCCAAATAATGAATCTTTAGATGGTGATGCTAATCCTCCAAATCCTAATCCCGTAGACGTTAACAGTGTGTATAAAGATATCAAGCATGAATTGATACGTCTACAAGATTATATATTTGACAATGTAGAATCCAATTTTGAATACTTTTCCATACAAAGTTATGCTGATAATGTATCTGCTATTTTAGAGTCTTGTTATGATCGAGGATCGACACAAAGTGGTGGTGGAAATTGTAATGGAGAAGTATTACTATCAACTACTTCGGATAATACCAAAAAAAGTGAATTTGGATTATTGTCTAGTTTGAAAAATTTTGTTGAGATAAAACATGATTTTAAAGATTCAGCGAAATTGCATTATGAACCTGAAATATTGGCAACGTCTAGAAGTGTAATGAGTGTTCTTAAAAAGAATAGAAATATAGACCCAATAATAGAATCTCTATACGGTTCCATAATGGAAAAATATTTGCGTCCCTTTACAACGGAATCAGAAA